CACCGGGTGGGAGGCGCTCTGCGCATAGCCCGCTTACAGGTCAAGATAAAGAAATTGCCGACCTTATTGATGAATTGTAAGGTCAGGGAGGAGTAAAGAAAATGGCGGGACTTGATAAGTGGTTATATAACTTCGCAAGGCGCCGAAAGGTACCTTGGATCGGTCTCACAGGGGAAACGGATACGGTAGGGGCAACAAGCGTGAGCGTTCTCTTGAAGGACGTTGACGATCGGCCTATTGTATGCAGCGGAACCTCTGTGCCAACTGGCGCGGGATATGCAAAGGGCTGCATATTCATCAAGACAAATGCATCTACTGGAGTGAAGAGCCTATATGAAAACATAGGCACAACGTCAGTAGCCAGCTTTAATCTTATTGGGGATGTTACTGCTGCGGAGATTGCCCTGGCAGAGGGTAGTATCCTTGTGGGAAATAGCTCAGGGGTTTCAGCAGCCTTATCCGCTAAGACCTCTGGCCGCATCTTGGTAGGTGATGGAACAACAGTGGCCTCCGTTGCAGTAACTGGGGATATTACTATCACTACCGCTGGCGTTGTAGCGATCGGCGCGAAGAAAGTAACAGCTGGTATGACAGCTATTGCTGATGGAAAAATCCTCATTGGTGGGGCAGGGGGCGCAGGAGCAGAGCAGACGTTGACCGGAGATGTTACTGTTACCAATGCTGGTGTTACTGCCATTGGCGCGGGGAAGGTTACAGCAGCAATGCTGGCAAATGGTGCAGGAGTTGCAGCCCTTCTCACAGCAGGTCTTGGTGGATCTACAACGATCATCAAGAGTGAAACTGGTGCGAAGACAATCGTTGCTGCAGATGCAACGAAGATCCGAGCTTGTCTTGTGGTCGCAGTAGTAACAGAGGCCTTCGCTACTGGAGATACTTCCAGGACGATCGTGACTGTGGGGGAAGCAGATACGCCTGATAAGATGTGGGCGGCAACTGTCTTTCCGGATGGTTTGGCTCTTGGAACGGTTCTCGTAGGAGCCTTCACAAATGCCGCAACAAAGGCCATTACTGTTACATCAACAGCGGCGGCCGGAACAGGAACTGGTGGAGTTGCAATTACTGTTCTTGCAATTCCTACCACATAAGATGAAAGGAGAGAAAGATGAATGATCCGAAAACTATCATGGAGCTTCGTCAGGTCATCTACGACAATCCTGTCGTAGCAGAGGCCGATGACGTAGCTGCTTCACAGCGGTTGGATGCGGTTACTGGCTATGCTGGAACGACCGAGACGGATAATACGGTTGTCCTGGCAGCAATCGCCGCAAGACTGGAGCATCCGCGAAACTTGGTTGTGACTATCACAGCGGGTACGGGCCTTACAGGTGGCGCCATCGTTACGGCCTACGGAATGGGTATGCAGGGTGTGCCTGTAAAGGAGGTGTTCACCTATGCAACCTCCGCCGCAGCTATCACGGGTAACATCCCCTTCGTCACCGTCAACAGAATCAGTGTTTATGGCTGTACTGGTACCCTGGGTGCAGCGGACGTGATTACTGTAGGAGTGGGTGCCAAGATGGGCCTTCCCATGGGACAGGACTGCAAGTTGGTTGATGTGGTGAAAGAGCGCTTCGACGGCGCTGAGATCGCAGTAACGGGAACTGTGGATCGGACTTACGGAACATACACTCCCGCCAGTACGCTGGATGGTAGTAAAGACCTGGAACTTTGGTACACTACCAAACAGTACCTGAGTTAGGAAAGGAGGTAACATATAATGAGTGGATTTCTTGGAATGAGAGGTACGGGTTCTTGGGCAACTGATCAGCGGCCGAAGAACTGGCGTGAAACGATGCTCTTCCTGTATCCGAATGGGAATCTTCCCCTTACGGCTATGATGAGTAAGATGAAGAGCGAGAAGACAGATGATCCCGAGTCAATGTTAGGCTCCCTGCAGTAGTAATGCTGCTTGAATAATAGTGAGAATTGCTGGAACAACCTAAAGCTTTCATGCCCAAGGAGGAAAACTATGAAAGATGAACAATGGTCAATCAGCAGCGAAAAGATTATGGCTTTAAGGTTTGATTGTCTTGCTTACTCTATTGGAGCAGTACTTGGAGATGGATATATGAGATTTGTCCCAAGTTATGGTAATGGCAGTTGGTATATGGTTGAGGTTACTACGATGGACAAAGAAATAGTTGATAGATACTTAAGTGAGGTTAATATCTTCTTTAAGACTAACTATCGAGCTATGACTAAAACATTGAAAAGTGGGACCTTAATGTATACTGGAAGAACAAGTAAGGGTGACATTTACAAGTTCTTTCATTCCATTACTAATAATAAGTTCAATGTTCCGATAGAGGCGTTCCGATCTCGAACAAAGACCAAGCTTGATTTTATAGCTGGCTTGTTTGATACAGATGGATCTGTAGCAAGGTCAGAAGATCATAGAGGTAATCCTAGGTGGCAGTTAAAGTTTTCGGGAAATAAGCTAGGATTAGTTGAAGAAGTTGCTTCTTTGTTAAGGTCTTTGAATATTAGAGTTGGGGAAATAGGACAGTATAAAAAGCAGGAGTATGCAACTATGTACTCTATCCAACCTAATATAAAAGACTTTATAGATTGTGGCGGTTATTTTCAATCACAAAGGAAGCAACAGCGCCTTTATGACTACCTTAACCATGTTCTTGGTTCAGAGACTATGTACACTACATCCTTGACTAAGGATGATGATATAGTCCACGCTTAAGTGAAAGCTTAGGAGAACGTGTTAACTGGTGGACGAAGAACCTTCCCACCCAGCGGGGCGCTGTTACCGGAGTGTACACAGATGCAGCAATGGCTACGGCATATACCAGTGGTGGAGTTGCCGGATCGGTGCTGTATATTAAGATGATCGAAGCCGACGCAAACCAGTTCAGGACTGGTCATCAGGTCCTCCTTCGGGATGCCTCTGACTACGCTGTGGATGTCAATGCGAAGGTCACGGCAGTAGCGAAGAACGGCGTAAACTCGTACATTCAGGTCAAACTCTTGGAGGCTGATGACAACTCTGCTTCCCACGACTTGAGTGATTGCGATACCGCCCTTATCATCGGCAACATCAACCCGGAAGGTGGCGTGATGCCGAACGCTGTCTCCTATGATCCGGTGAAGATGTACAATTACACCCAGATCTTCCGTACGCCCCTGAGCATCACTCGTACGGCGATGAAGACGCGTCTGCGAACTGGAGATGCGTATAAGGAAATGAAGAGAGAAGCCTTGGAACTCCACGGAATCGAGATGGAAAAGGCCTTCCTCCTGGGCATCGGTACTGAGAACACCGGCGACAATGGGCAGAAGGAGCGTACCACTGAGGGCCTCATTACCAACCTGCGGATTAACAACGCTACAGGTGTGGATGACTATACTCTCAATACGACCTATACTGGAAAAGCCTGGCTCGACGATGGCGGTGGGGAGGATTGGCTTGATGCAGTCTTCATGAACCTCTTCCTCTATGGGCGCCAGGAAAAGCTCGCCATGTGCGGCAACGGAGCGCTCCTTGGCCTAAATAAGCTGGCTAAGGCTGGGGCGCATATGACCCTTACGCCGACTACGACTTCGTATGGGATCAAGGTTACTGAGTGGGTTACGCCTTATGGGACGATATACCTGAAGACGCATCCTCTCTTTAATTACGAAGTCACCCTGCGGTACAGCATGCTCCTCCTGGAGCCGGAAAACCTGGTCTATCGTTTCATCGACGATACTCAGTTCTATGGCGAGGGAGAGGCGAAACAGGCAGGCCCTGGGACGAACGCTGGACGGAAGGACAGCAAGGATGAAGAGTTCCTCACCGAGTGTGGTCTGGAGTATCATCATCCTTATACGGCGGCCTTCCTCAACGGTGTTGGGCAGAATAACTCGCTGTAAGCTGCGTGTCTCCTCAGTGTAACAGCATAACGTAGGGGATGCTCTATGATCCCCTACGTTCAATTATTGAACGAAGGGTGATGAAGATGGACTATAAAGATGTACGATCGAAGTTTGTAGAACTCTCTGGGCGCTATGATCTTGTCAACGATGACTTGACAGATAATGGTGCGGACTTCTTCATCAATGCTGGACAGAAGATGTTGGATAGGAATAGTACGGTAGGCAAAGGCTCTGCTCGAAACGTACAGTCTGTTGCTGCGGGCACTTATATTGTTAAGACTATAGGTCTTCGCTCTGTGAAAGAAGTATGGGCAGGCAATACAGCTAGTGGGCTTGTCCAGCTTGCAAAAGCCGAACTTCTTTGGCTTCGTTCTGAGTATGGGGAGCAGTTTGCAAATGTCGATCAGAGTTCGCCTGCATACTATTGTCCAGTCTCTTATCGTCCTTATCCTGATGCGCAAGCAGCTGCTGGCTGGGCGGGATACTACGATATAGGAGACCTTATCCTGGATAACGGGCATTATACTTACAATGGCGTTCTCATAGTTCCTCCGCCGAACGCAACTTATTATGTCTCCATAGTTGGACTATTCTATAGTCCTACGCTTTCTGCAACGCTGAACGCTAGTACAGGAGTTTGGACGCAGACGAAGAGCTTCTGGACAGAGGTACATCCTGATACACTCCTACAAGCGGCGCTTATGAAGCTGGAGCAGTTCTATAGAAATATGGAAGGAGTAAAGGACTGGAAGATGGGCCTCGACGACGACATTCTTGGTATGGATAAAGACCTCGCAGATGAGGAATCTTCCGATATAAGTGAGATGGGAGGATAGCATGAAGGGCTATAGAAATACATTTAAGGCAGGCTTTGAAAAGGGTCTTCGTGTAGAAGATGTCTCGAATCGGAACTCTGGCCTTCTTATCGAGAGTATGGGAGCTCGTGTTATGGGTAAGATTTATGAGGGCTATAGTCCGAACCTTCTCAACCTCATGAGTGATGAACTTGCCCTTTCCTTCGCCAAGAGTTGGCCTTTCCCTCAGGTATTCCTCACAGATGTAGGGATTTTCATAGGGGCAAAAGAAGGCCTATATTGGGTATCTGATCCTACGACAAACCCTATAACTCTATACTCCTTCGCAACAGGAGCTGTGCAATATCCTTGGTTCTGCGCACCTATTCCTGGTTATCCAGCCTTTACCTCTGGGTCTGTCCTTGTCTACTATGACGCAAACGCATCTGCCTATCAAGTGGTGACATAATGGCAACTTATACTCTCACAATCACTCCGGCGGGAGCAGTAACAAACGGCGCAAAGTGGCATATCTCTGGAGTACCTGGATGGCAGACGTCAGGAACTGCAGTCACATTATCTGCTGGGACATATACTATCTCTTTTCGAGATGCTAGAGGATATGTAACCCCAGCGGATAAGACCGTTGTCTTTACAATTACAGCCTCTGAAGGGCAGGTATATAGCTCCCTACAGTGGAACGCAAGTTGGGAACCTCCCATGTCTATGTGCCTCTTTCGAGGGCAAGTGATATGTGGAGGCGCTGCCTACTCAGCAGGGATGACCTTTCCTAAGAAGAATCGCCTTGTTCGCTGGACTGAGATAGGCGGCTTCGATTTCTTCGGCCAGACGGCATCTTCTATGAAGAACACAGCAGGTGAGATGTATATTCCTGGAGGGGGAACAGAAGCTGTTCTTGCTATCCATCCTATGACAACGTGCGTCATAGTGTATTGTACGCAAAGTGTCTGGAAACTCACACCTGTGAAGGAACCTGCTCCTACCTTCTCCCCTGAACTGCTTTGTGGAGTAGGTATTGCAAACCCTCTTGCTGCTGGAGGTAATGAGGAAGAGCAAGTATTTGTCGATAGGAGTGGCTTCTTGCATGCTATTACCTATGGTCCCATGCGTAGTCTGACAGAAAAGAGAATAGGCTATCAGGAGTTCTTCAAGCCTATGCAGGAGAATCTCTCTATCACAACGGGCGTAGGATGTATCTCTGTTGTCTATAATGCTTATGAGAATGAGTACTATATAAGCAATTCAGATAAGGGATACATCTTCAAGGAAGGCGCCCTTACAGGCTGTGATAAGATTATTACAAGTATGATCGCTGTTCGTAGGGATGATGATGCTATCAATAATATTCTCCTTCGAGATGCGCCTCTTGCGGTCTACACAGATGTAAGTGATGATAAGTGGGTATACGCAAAGACAGATGTTATAGACTTTAACTTATCAGCCATAAAGACTATCATGGCCATAGAAGTTGAGGGTAGTCTTGGCACCAATCACTATACGGAAGTCGCAGTGGAGTGGCGACGAAACAGGGGAGATATATGGAGGCAGAGTAAGTGGAAGAAATGCTCTCCGAGTGGTATTGCTTTCCCTATCGTATCAGGCACAGACTTTCGTATCATCATAAGGTCTACGCCGATAGAAGGGGTGAATATAGAACGCATAACAGTTGAGTGGAAACTAACAGATAAATCCAGCGTGAGAGGAAACTATACAAATGCTAGTAATGCTTCTGCCTGATCAGATTGTAACATATTGGGACTTGTTCAAAGAGCAGATTGAGAGGAATCCTCCTCCTATTTCTGATCATGGCCCCTATGACATAAACAATATACTCTTAAGCGTCTTAGCGGGAGGGATGCAAGCATGGATTTTGAACGAGAAAGATGGCGAGTCTGTCGGCTTTGTGCTTACCACCATCCTTCGGGATGCATCTGGGGTATCGACCCTTTTGATATACAATGCCCTTATCTTAGGGCCAGCAAAGCAGTCCTTATGGCTCAATGCCTTGGAGACTCTCGTGAAGTATGGCAAGGCCAGAGGCTGTTCAAAGATCAGTTCCTTCATCGCCAATCAGAAGTTGATCGCCCTCTTCAAGGAACATGGCGTAAGTACGGAGTTTGTATACATTAATCAGAGTATATAAGGAGGCGTTATGATTGAGTATCCTACCTATATGCAAACCCAGCATGAGACATGGCTTACAGCTATGGCGGGTCTTATAGCTGGTGCGACGAATCCCTTTACGGGTCTTGCTGCTTATGATCCTACTACAGACCTCACAGCAATGGGGACGGCTATATCGACATTCGCAGCGTCGAATACAGCGATTGTTCCAGTGACTGACATAGGTACATTGTATGCGGCAGCTATCGCCTTGGTGGACGCTAACATTTTGCCAGATAGCTATATCACAGCACGTATAGCTGCTCATTCTGCAGATCTTGATACGGAGGTAACATCTAAAGTACTTCCAAGGTTTGAGGCAGGGATGAGGGATATAAACGCTGTTATGACCTCTGCTTTTGCAATCGGTAGAGCGATCATCGAGAAAGACAGGAATGACAAGGTGGATAAGTTTGCAGCAGATATGCGTCTTCAGGCAGACGCCAAGCGCTCTGAGCTTATCAGCTCCGTAAACGCTGAGATGCTTCGCCTCTTCCTTCAGAAGAAGGAGTTCGAACGTGCAATAGCGGCTATGTCTATCGACTATCGACGTCTTGCCATCGCTGGACAGAATGATTATAAGACAGAGACGAAGGCCATAGAGAGTGATGAAATGAAGTGGCCTATGGAAATATACAAGTATGGCGCCAACCTCCTTGCAGGTATTGGTGGAGGTACTACGTCGAGTGTTCCTATGGATGGAAATAAGACAGCGAGGGTTGTGGGAAGTGGCCTCTCTGGGGCAGCTGCTGGAGCAATGATTGGAGTTGCCTCTGGCATATCTGGAGGTGGGGGATATGGAGCAATAGCGGGAGGTATCGCAGGTCTTCTCTCAGGATTTGGAGGATAAGATGGCTATTTACGATGGACCTATTGGGGACTTAACCAGTGTTATGCGGACCAACACTGGCTATAATCCCAACTATGTACAACTCACAGACGCCTCTGGACGTGTGTATGAAGGGAATATAAACGACCTCTCGACTATGCAGACTTTAATAAGCTCGCCTGCTACATTTGAGCCAGAAGTAGGTATGGTTGGCGGAGATTACATGGCGCCTGTCTCCAATATAAGCGCCCTGCAGCAGGCACTTGCGAACTATAAGGGTGCTATTACTTCACAGGTAGGTGCAGTTCCATCAGGTGGTGGCGGCTTTGGAGGCTTTATGAACAGCCTTCAGGATTCTGTAGGAGGGGCCATAAGTAGTGGAGTGGATATACTTAATCGGAATATTGGTCCCTTAGTGCCTGCCGCTATACAGAACGCTCCTGTCGCTCTTGCAGCAGTATATGGAGGGCCAGCAGCCGCTGCAGGTGTGAAGGGACTTATCTCCACAGCATCACAGATGGGGAAAGATGAAGGTAATGTAGACTGGGGAAGAGTGGGAACAGATGCAGCAACTGCGGCAGCAGCAGCTTATGCTATGGGGCAGGTGAATGACTACCTTGGTGCTGTTTCCCCTGAGCTGGAAGGATATGATCCAGCCATGGATATAACAAAAGGTAACCCTGAGTTTATGGCAGATATTACAAATGCTCCTACGGTGGATCAAATAGCGCCTCGACCTGCCGACTATCTTCAGGGTGCTACCCCTTATCAAATCTCCGCTGAGGAATATGATCAAAGGTTTGGAACGCCTGAAGGGATTGAGCAAGGTGGAAAGGGTATAACCTTTGAAGAGCTTCCTTCTATACAAGAGACAGGTGGAGTCTTAACGCCTTATGAATGGGACCAGATGTTTGGAGCTGGAGAGGCTTTTGATTGGACAAGCCTTTTGAAGCAGGCAAACTCTGTAACAAAGATGCTCTTTCCACAGGAGCAGACTATTATGGACACTACCTCAGCGCCTATGCCTGTGCCTCTCCCACCGAGGGATGGAGGATTAAATCCGAAGTCGTCAGGTGTAGCAACGGAGCTCATGGGCGGGCGAATGAGTAAGGGCGGACCAATACCTGGAGCTTCGGAAGTCGAAGTACCATATATGCCAATAGATCCAACAATATTGAAGAGTATGGAGGATCTACGTGGGCCTCAATACTATTCTAATTTCTAGAAAGGAGAAAGACGATGGCTATAGGTGATTACTTTATGGAGGGGATTACTCCCATTCGTGACAAAAGTGCAGAGCTTTTCTCTCCTATTCCTACTGCACCTGATCTTACTGGAACATTGAACTATGGTACGCCTCCGAAAGAGATGAGTGTTTGGGATAGGTTCAACGCAGCAATGAGTAATAAGAACCTTCTCAATGCTATGATGCTTGGGGGAAAAGCAGCAAACGCGTTAGCATATAATGATCCAAGAGTGCGCGCAGGAGAACTCTCGAAGCTTACAGGGCAGTTGGGATCAGCATTAGCTCTTGCTCCACAGCCTCAGGTTCAGCCTACTACGCCTGTACAACCGCAAGTTCAGCCGACCATGCAGCCTACTACAATGGGCGCACCTACAACGCCGAATCTTACTCTGCGTAATACTCCTGTTGCGTCTGCGATAGGTGACACAAACCCTTCGGTGGCTCCTGGCGCACCCCAAAGCGCTATTTCTAATGGTTCGGCAGGAGCCTTCCCGATGATCAGTCTTTCCCCTATGGACTACCTTGCTATATCGGGAGGGACGTATGATCCGAATAAGGGAACGGGCGGCTTCTCGTCTGCGTTAGAGACGGCAAAGACGTCAGCACATGCAGGATCTACAGAGGGGAGTGTTAGGGCGGCGCAGGATACGGCAAGGGCTCATCTTCTTGCTCAAGATTTAGCCGCTAATATGCAGCCATATAAGATCAATGAGACTATATCTCAAGCTATGCAGCACAGGGCAAGCGCCGCAAAGCAAGAGGCTGAGACGCTTGGCACAGGTGCGTTCTCTCCTGAGGCATTGGGCCGAAAGTCTCAGGCGGAGTCAAAGGGGAAGGAAACAGGAAAGCTTGAAGCAGAGAGGGCTGATGCTGTACAGTTTGCTTCTTCGCCCGGAGGGAGGGCTATTATTCCAGCAGAAGTAAAGCGCTTGATTCCAACACTTGCACCCTATACTTCCTATGGGCAGGCAGCTATTAACGGCATATCCCTTAAGGATATCTCCAGGGATGTGACTTCGCGACTTAACACAGGACAGCTTGCTGGCGCACAGTCTCTTGCGGCGGATCGACAGCTTCGTACTATCTTGGCACAGTTCTATGGTACGCAGGTTAACCAAGCGAATGATCGACTTGCCTCTATTGAGCGTGGATACTTTGATCCACGTGGGATGGATGATGGGAGTAAGCAGATCCTAGGCTTGAAGAAGCCTGCTATGCCTACCTCCGTGCAGAATGAGTATGATACTGTTAAGAAGCAGAGGGATAGTCTTATCAAGGACTATGAGCAGTTTGCTGTGGGGAAGACACCTACGCAGGATAAGACTCCTGCGAGTGTGCGAGGGAGAAGAGCGGGAGAGGTTCCTGCAGATGTGAAGAATGCCTATCCTAATATCGAGCAGTATAAGAAGGAAGGCAATCAAGAGCTGGTAAAGCTCAAAGGTGAAACTGGCTGGAGAAGAGTTATAAGGGGGGAGTAATGAGTAAGATATCCTTAAGTGAGCCGATACCTGAGCCGAAGATTACTCTTAGTGAACCAATACAAGAGGAAGCGCCTCCTGACACATCTGTCTGGGGAGCAACTAAGCATGCTGCAAAGGAGGCAGTTATTGGTACTGGGGAGACGTTACTAAGTACCTTATCTGGCATACCTTCTTCTATCGCCGCACAGCTTCATACGCTTCCTCAAACGATAGCAAGTTCAGGAGAAAAGCCTCTTACTGTACAAGAAGCCAGGGAAGAAGCGGCACGTCTTGCTGAAACCACTACGTATCAGCCTATGACGGAGGGTGGAAAGCAGGGTGTGCAAGCTGTAGGAGAGGCCTTCAATACTATCTTCAAGCCCTTGATAGAAGCTGGAGGTCAGATAGCTGGACAGTCCCTTGGACCTCTTTCTAAGAAGCTCTTTGGTACAAGTGCTCCTGTGGAGTATGCAGGGGAGATGATCTCTGGCCTTCTTCCCTTCGATCTTCTTGCTAAAGCTCCAGTAACTGCGATAGGGAAGGCCGCACAAACTCCCATACGTATTAAGACGATTCGTGGAAGAACCAAGGGATTAGAAACTCCTACTGTTGATGTCCCTATTGAAACGCCAGTAATAGTATCGCCAGAGGCTCCTCCTGTTGTAGAGACACCGGTGCAGGTGTTTAATAAGAGAAAGGCTGCTGTGCAGAAGACTCTTGCAAAGGAGTCTATCACTTCTGATGTTCTTATGTCTCCGGGATCGGAGATTAAGTTGGGGGCACAAGGTGACCTTCCATTTGTTGAAGTAGGAGCTAAGCAGATACAGCCGAATCCACAGGGTGTCTTAGACTTTGGAGTAGAAGAGAAACCTATTCCAGAGTCGATAGTTACTTCCGGTGAGATTATCACTTCTGGTGATGTTACTACAAGTGGTCCTACTCCGATTGGTGGAAAAGTAGATATAGGCGGAGAAGTTCCTGTTACGCCGGCACCCTTTGTTCAAAAATTGAACAAAGCGCACCCAATTGTTCCTCCTTCTGTGGGCGATAAGGTCTTTTATCGCACTGAATACTACGATGTGGATAAGGTTCTTCCAGATGGAAAACTTTCCCTTGAGGGTATAAGTACTCCTATTGATGGGCGAAAAGTGCTACGTGCGACACCTGAGGAAGTTGCCCTCAATAGAGCAGGCTTTGCACCGGAGCAGGTCTATAGGATGAAGCCTGAGGAGCGTCTAGCTGCTCTTAATGAGATCAAGCAAAGAATGGAAACGCCTCCAACTCCTGAAGAACTTACACAGGCCATGCAGGTAGATGCAAAGGTAAAGGAAGGCCTCAAGGCACTTGACATAGAGCTCTTGAAGAAGAATAAGTATACCGACGAACAGATCGCTGTGTTGGATGATGTGAGTATACGAAGTCTTGCGAAGGATATACGCCTTAATATAGAGATGCCTGCTGATGAAGGGCTTGCAAGCCTTTCCCGATCGAAGAAGGCGTTGGATAAAGTTAAGGAAAAGATCGAACTTGGAGAGCCCCTCGACGAAGGGGATATATCGGAGATAGTAAGGGCAAACATAGAGGCCGAGCTTGCCTTCGATCCTAACACGCATGACTATTTAGCGGAGCTTGCCAAGGATCCTATCGAACGCGCTGCTGAGAAGCAGATGAGAGATGTGCAGAAAGCAGCGACGGAGGTGAAAGCGGAAAAGAAAAATAAAACTGTTAAAGAACCCTGGCAGATGACGCAGTCTGAGTTCTTAAAGGAGGCAACCTTTTTTCATGGGACAAATGAGTTAGGTTACAATGGACTATTAAAAGATGGTAAGTTTATCCAAAAGATTGGATCTCGCTTATACCAAGATCCAGAATATGGAGCTGATACATTCTATGCGGCCCCAAAAGGATCAAACTGGTTAGATCCAGAAACGGCAGTCTCAATGCGATCTATCCCATATGAGAGAATAGTACCTTTGTATGTAGATAAATCAGCGAAGATACTTAAAATTCATGATGCCTCAGAATATATCCAGCTAGCAAAGATGCTTGACTTTGATCAGCCTTATGACTTTTATAAGCAGTGGGGAGCATCATCATCAGGAATAAAGGGTGTCCTTAGCGATTCAGAAATTGCATCAGCTAAGATAAGCCAAAAGCTTCGTGAACTAGGGTACGATGCGATACACATAGTCCCTGAGAATCTTAGAGTTGGAGATAGTAGCAAAGGAGGTACGTTTGAAATATCCGGAGATCAGTTAATCATACTAAACACTGAGAAAATTATTCCATCTGCTACCGCCCACAAGAACTTTGTAGAAGCAGCTATTAAAGAAGGAAAACGAGTACCAAAAGAGATAAGAGATAGTTACAATATTGAAAGTACAATAGGCACAAAACCGAAAAAGATGGGAGAGTCGCGTAGAGCGAAAGCAAAGGCACAGCAAGAGCCTGCGAAGTTCGAAGGTGCCACCGAAGACCTCTCTATGGAGATTGCAGACTTTCTGGGTATTCCCCTAATAGAGGCTCGAGGTAAGGTACAGAGTGCCCTGAAAGCGTTCCCAGATGCAGACGTTGCTAAGACTTTGAAGATGTTGAGGGAGAAAGTCCTTGGTGATAATTCTCCGAGTATAGATGGTAGGGGAGTTGGAGACTTTATCTCTGATGTTTCTAATGTTCTTGGGGGAGATGAGACTACGCTGGGAATGTTCATAGGGCAGAAGGGATATGAGGCCTTTATTCGTAGGCTTATTCTTGGGAAAGATCTTACTCATAGTCAAGCCGCATCTCGCATACGCATCTTGAAAGATATGGATGCTATGCGCATTAAGGCGATGGAGCAGGGGAAGAGTCTCGCGCAGTATATGATGGAGAATAAGTATCCTATTGAGATGCAAGTTCCCTTCCTTGGACCTTATGATAAGAAGTGGCGACTGGAGATAGATGATAGTCAGATGCGCTTTAAGGTGAACAAAGAGCAGATGAAGGCGGAGATTGAACTTATGCCTATTAATGCAATGAAAGAGGAGTTCTTAACTGGTGCTTATCTTCCCGAAGTTGTCTCTTATCCTACTTTGTATGCCCTTTATCCTTTTCTTCGAGAGACGAGTGTTTATAAGATGGACTTTCCGCGTAACCAGCTAGGCGTCTATTCTCCCTCTCAGAACGCCATCTATCTTAATGGGCATCTTCCCACTTATCAAATGATGCACGTTATTAAGCATGAGCTTACACATGGTATTCAAGGACCAGAGGGCTTTGCAAGGGGTGGAGGGGCTGGATTTGATCTACTTAAAGAGGCCCTTCCAAAGTTGAAGAAATACTACGAGAGGCTTGCTAAGGAAGATAAGGAGCTTGCCTGGACAAAGGTAGGTACCAGCGATCCCGTCTTCAAGCGCAATCAGCTTGACCATCTTGAGGCTAATCTGGATAATATTAGGGAGATGCCTGAGGAAGCCATTCGTAATCACTTCGGTGACGTAATGCATGATGCTTATACGCTTCTTGCAGGGGAGATAGAAGCAAGGGAGGTTGCTACACGAGGGAACCTTAATAAGCTGGAGCGCTCTAAGACTCCTCCAGAGTGGGAAGGCATCCTTAAAGAGGAAGCAGTTGTGAAGTACTTGGACTCTATCTCTCGTATGGCTGAGCAAGAGAGTAGGCAGAAGCCCGTTACTCTTGACTCTCTTGGCCTTCAACAACTCTACGAGGGGATCGAAGCAAAGGTGAAGGAACTCAAGGCTTATGCCACAAATCCTGGATCACGTATAGCCAAGATCATCGGGAACCAAGAGAGCGATCCGCGTATTAAGTTCCCAGAAAAGAAGCCTAATGATCCTACCATGCTTGCAGAGGGTCTACGCACAAGCATGCGTTGGGCTGCTGGAACTCCGGCGGAGGACTTTGTATATCGCCTTAATAAAGGGGAGATGTTTGCAGGGCATCAGCACTATGTAAATAGTATAGGCCTACGTAATATCCTCCAAGACCTTCGTGGTAAGGGCGAGCCTAAGAACATAGGGAAGATCGTAGAGGGTAAGGCCCAACCGAAGAACGCTGCTGAGCTCAATGCAGCAGTTGCAGTTAAGGACTTCCTTGCAGCGATGAGGGAGAAACATAAGGCATACCTCAGAGGCCAGTTTGAGAATCACCTCGAGCCGAAAGAGTATAAGGCCCTTATCGAACTCCTTAATGCAAAAGATGAACAGGCCATTCTTGCTAAGTGGAATCGAGCAGGATTGGATTGGGAAGTCCTTTGGGACATTCGTAATCAGTATAAGAAGATCGATAAGTGGGGACTTGAGGACTATATTCCTAAAGTCGAGCTTGGTACTCTGAAGATCATGCATGAGGGGAAGGTAGTTGCAGTTGGCTTCTCGAAGGCAGATGCTGTTCGTAAGGCTACTGAGTATCTGGAGAGGAATCCAGATGCTACGGAGTTGAAGATAGATACCAACTTTAATGACATTTCAAAGGATCTTACTGCTCTCAAGAGTTCGAAGCAATACTTTGGAATTGTCTCATCTCTTAAGAAAGCTATCATGGAAGAGGTAGAGGGTGTTAGCAAAGGTGTTGCTGCAAATATGGCGAAGAAGGCCTTGAAGAGAAAGTTCATTGTTCGACCTACTGACACGTTCTCCCCCTTCCTTGAACCGAGGAGGAATGTCTTACTTGGGGAGGAAGATATATTTCCTGTTCTTTATAAGTATAGTAGGGTCATGGAAAAGAAGTGGGCGCTTGATCCCCTCTTACAAGAGGCCCGAACACTTATACCAAGCGTACGAGCACAAGGGTATAACAAGCTTCCAGAAACCCTCATGCGTCTTATTGACGATGTGAAGGGGAATAAGAGTTGGATAGATACCTTTGTAGATGAGATTCTTGAAAGAGGGCCTATGGACGTAAAGCCCTTTGCTTTTACAAGAGCAACTGCGCAGGCGAGGAAGTTTGAGGCCAATGCTAAGTTGGGATGGCGTCCAGTTAATGGGCTTATCAACTTATTCTCTGGCAACGCTCATGTTATTGCGAAGACAGGATTTGGTGAGTGGAAGAAGGGAATTGAGTTCCTTCGTACACCTGAAGGGAAAGCGCTCCTTGATGAAACGGTGCCTTATCTTGGTCAGAACTTCATCGAAGAACAGGCAGGGAGTATAGCTCTTTGGAAGGAGCGGACTATGGTTGGGAAAGTAGCAGAGGCCGCTAAGCCCCTTGGTCTTTTCCAGGCTGCAGAGTTGCCGAATAGAGAAGTAGGGATTGCTGCAAACTATCTCTTTGCCAAGAACAAGCTGGGGTATGATCACGCAGCAGCGAGGGAGCATGCAATAAGGGCGAATTGGTTTCAGAACTTTATCTATAATACAGCAGATATGCCCTATGTTATGAGAGGCCCTATTGGGCGGACCATCTTGCAGTTCAAGCCTTACCTTATACAGGAGCTTGAGTTCCTACAGAGTCTCTCTGCAAAGGAAGCCATGCGTTATGTCCCTATGATGGTCGCCCTTGGTGGAACGAGAGGGGCTATTATGTTGGCAAAGAGCTTCCCTCTCTTGTTCCTCATTCCAGGCTTCGAACAAGCGATGGATGCGCTGGATCAGGAGTTGAATAGGCGTGCTCCTCTTGCAACACGTGGCATCTTGGGGGCTGTGACAGGTACAGATATTTCTGCCCCTGCAACTTTCCAATTTCCGAATGAGCCGTTGGACTTCGCTGGCGTTATAGTTAATGATATCTATAAAGTATATAAAGGTATCATAGAACCATTGAAGGACTTGAAGGGAATAACAGCATATGATGTGAGTAAGACTGCTGGTCAGATTGCACCCTTCTGGAAACATTGGAGGCGATTACTTCCAGGGAATATTACAAAGGATGGTTGGGTGCTTGATGAGGGAAATAAGAAGATGTATCAAGCCTTCGAGCCAAAGGCAAGTCCTGAGGTTGAGTTCATGCAGCTCCTCTCTCATACAGGTAAGGCTATTGTTGGTGGTACTCCTGTGGAGCAGAGTATGGAGTCTATTGAAGAGCGATCTCTTATGAAGAAGGAAGAGAAGGAGTCTTGGATTAAGCAAAGACTGGCGATTCAATACTTGGATTATGTGAAGGATGGAAAGCCCGTACCGAGAGAAGTCATACAACTAATTGCAAAACATAACGCTGTTGATTCTATCGAGAGTGCTATGGAAAAGATGATCCTTACGCCGAAGCAGCGAAGACTTATGAGGGCTGATATTCGTAACAGGAGAGACCTGCTGGAATACCAGCCCTTGCCGATGAAGTCTATCTTTCAAGACGCTCCTGGGTTGGATCAATAGGAGCTAACATTCTACTCAGAAGGGTCTCCCGCTCGGGAAGCATACTTGCAGCCTGGGCGAGGAGCCTTTCTTCTTTCATCTCTTCCACAACGTCTGTCATACTTTCGGTGTATACTGTGAGTTCATCGAGGAAGAGTTCCATCCTATCCGGGCCGAGACTATGAGGAGTATAGTCTCGAAGCGCAGCGTAGGTGTCCTGGATTAGCTCTATAATGTCCTCAATAGGAATAGCTTTATAAGTAGAAGCCATCTCCCTTGCATCTTCCAACCACTTACTCTTTGTCACAAGATACCACTCAGGCTCTGTGTAGAAGGTACAAGCCTTTGTATGGTCCTTATGGCAGCGCATGGTATGGAGGAGTTCTGCAAGTTCCTTCTCCTTCTCTGTTGGAAGGGATGGATTACAGAGGTCTGCAACTTCTGCTTTACTTATAACGCCAGCACGCAGACCCTCACGAAGAAGATTTAATACGTTTTCCTTATTCATATGTCCTCCTTTGTTCAATAATTGAACGAAGCGTTATAATCGCATAAGCTTCTGTTCGTCTTTATACTTTATGATTCTATCTATCCCTGTGTGTTCTATAGAGACATAGCCCATTGTTTCCATACTCTCCAGCAGTTTCTCCAGGCCCCACTTATCTATATCTTGATAGAAGATAGATAGAAGTTTGGAGAAGGTTGTTACCTTTGTATAGAAGAGGGAGACCATAACTCTGTGCATTATGTCACTGGTCTTACTACTCCCCACTCCGCTGAAGGTGTAAGGCATCTTCTGCTCTGTGAGATAGAGTATGTGCTGAGCCTTCTCAAAGTCCTGTCTTGTTATAAGCTTAGTGTCGCTTCTCGCAGCAGACAGGATCATACACAACTTGATAACATGAGTGGGTCGGCGATCGAAGTAGCCCGTGAACTTATAGTCTTCAAAGGGCGTATCCTTTTTATCCAGATTTGAGTACCACTCTATCCACATCTCTATAAACTCTTCTGTTACTGTGAAGGTTCCAGAAAGCATGGATATCTTTTCTAGATCCCGCGTTAGTTGTTCCCCCAAGTCATCTGGAAAGACAGGAAACGGACAGGTCTTACCTTTCTTCGGCTCGAAGACGAAGATGATTCGTGAGGTAAGGCCTCCACCTATCGCGTCCCGTGGTAGGGATGTTTGAAGCAACTCAGGTGTAGTAGCCCCCATGAGGTTTACCCATAGGCCACGCACTTCGTCACTTCCCATATTCTTAGTTACGTATTCCCACTTATTATCGCAGTCGTACCAGTTGCAAAGGTCAGCCATGAGGACTTGGTTGTTATATCCGAGGAAGACTGTAAGTTCTTCACTGAAGACGGTGAGGCTACTATGTAGGTGCATAGTATTTGTCTCAGGATCTATCTGCGAATCGGTACAAGTCTTTAGTTCCCGAATAAGCGCTTCTCGCGTTATAGAGTTGGCTGCCACTTTAATCCCAACATCATCAAGAAGCATACGTCCAGGACGCATAGCTGTTCCCTTTCTCGATCCACTTGGCCCAACAAGTACGATATACATATTAGGGTAAAACGTTAAAGATCCCCAGTTCAATACACACTTTCTCCTCATGCATGCTGCTATTACCGATATGCCAGTCCAGAGTTTGAAAGTGTAAGGTGGCTCACTATTATCCACGTATTGAAGATAGGAATCCAGCCAATCTTCCAGCACTCTCGAACTCATCTTTGGGTACCTTTCTTAGCGCTTTCTTATCCAGGGAGAATCCCACTTCGAAATCAGCAGGAATAGAAAACTGAGTACCTCGCCAGTTTATCGGCGACTCAAGGGATGCTTTGAGCCGAAGTAGACAGTCAGCCATCTGTATGTAGGTGAACTGCTTATAGTTAATTTGGAACACAAGGCTATCATGTACTTGGTTGAGGAGTTCGATAGGCCTAAACCACTGTTGGTTGTAGTAGACAAAGGCCAATCCATCTTGGTTGAGCTTGTCGGCAACTGTGCTCTGAGGGATGAAGCTATAGGACTCCTTAAAGAGTTCATCGCCCCATCTCTCTAGGAAGAGGCGCTTACGACCAAAGGCATTTGTGAGAGTACGATCCTTGGAGAGCTGCGTACGCACCCAGGCGTGATACTGACGTATACCAGGGTAGGCAAGGTGATAGCGATCAACGATGAACTTACTCTCCGCTTCTGGAATCTCGTAGTAGAAGGCAAAAGTCTTATATCCCAAGTCATAGTTGAGACCATGATTTGCTTTCTTCCCCCAGAAGCGTTCGGAGAATAAGCCTCCTCCGATTGTGGAAGATCCCTCTTCATCAGAGATATCTTCCATGCGCTTGCCGAAGATGAGACCTGCTGTCTGCCTATGAATATCGGTGCCTTTTTCAAAGGCCATAATCATGTTAGGCTCAGGGGCGATATAAGCGACGACTCTATTCTCTGCCTGAGATAAGTCACAGTTGAAGATCAGATAGTCTTCATCAGCCCTAAGGAACTTCTTGAACTCAGGTGGTAGGTTTTGGAGGTTAGTTCCCGTTCCAAAGATAGTTTCACTACTCGAAAGCCGTCCGGACGTAGTTCCAACTGGATTGAAAGCACATCGTAGACGGTTGTCCTTATCGAGGGTGACATCAAGATAAGTTCCTTTAAGCTTGGCATAGTGTCGAATATCCAAAAGCAAGGATGCTTCCTTATATCCCTTCCTGGACAATCTCTTAAGGGCATCCTTATCCACTGACTGTCCCCCAGTTTTTCTGTTGACATAGGGTTTCTCCTTCTTCGTTACATAGAAGTAGTCTTTGAGTTGCGCCGGGCTGTTGGGATTAATTGGCTGCCCAGTGATCTGATGAAGTTGTTCTGTAAGCTCTTCAATCTTCTTTCCAGCATCTTGAGATGCTTGTCGGAGCCCTTCCATATCCACCGCCGTTCCCCGTTCTTGGAGATATATAAGTGGCTCGACAAGACGCACTTGTCGTTGATAAGTACCTGTGTTACCAATCTTGTCCAACTCTGCGTTGAGGACTTCGAGGGCTTCAAGACATACTGCACTATCCTTGGCGTTGTAGACCCAGAAATCATCTTCACTTCCTCCCATCTTGAACCATTTCTTTCCTTCGTCTTTGTAGTAAGGCTCCTTTGTGTATATAGAGCAGATGTAGTCGAGACCCTTAGGAAAGTCAGGAAACATGATAGCTTGGGCGATCATACTATCATGCATGTTGCTTGTTCGGATGCCCAACTTTCGAAAGAGGAAGGTGGAGTCGAAGCATATGTTTTGTCCTACTTTCTCAATACCTGTGTCTTCAAGGATAGAAGCGATGAGGAGCCAGACTTGCCCTTCCTGTTCCACAGACATATAGTCATGACCGCCAGCGATGAAGGGGATGGATATGACTTCGCTTGGGGAAAGAGCAAAGGAGATGCAACTTACCTCATCATTCATGACTTCGATGTCGAAGGCAATTCTTGTTTGTGCTTTGCAGCGGGTGAGGAAGTTGATGATGTCGCCATAGCTTGGGCGTATATGTAGGTTACGTGCGGGTAAGCGTATTTCTGGGAACTTACTCTCGTCGATCACTCTCTTGAGGTCATATCGAATGAGATGTGTCCAGATATACTGGCGAAGCGCTGCAGCAGGGTGGATGATAGGGATACACTTCTTGCCGTTATATGCTTGGAGAATACTTCCCCTTTGCTTAGTGATATGCAGGCGATGTGTGAGTGCGTATAGGGAGATAGCTCCTACTGCAACTATGATATTGCCAGTAAAAGAGTTGAGTTCATTCTGGAGATAGGCCTCATACTCTAAGTATTCCTTTGTAGGATAGGCAGACTGCCCACGAAAGGTGATGAACTTAGAGATGTCGTTTCCAGGAGGACGCTCCTTAATGACGTTTGTTATGTAGCAGTCTTGGCGCACTACTCCAAGGCCATTGAGAATGGAGAAGAGGAGTTGCCCGGATACGCCGATGAAGGGCTTTCCGATCTTATCCTCTTCATACCCAGGGGCCTCGCCAACGATCGCTATGTTGGAGGAGAGGTTGCCTTCAGGAGGGATTATTCTCATCTTTGCCTCCCATCTTTGTAGCCTGCTCTAAAAAGATAGCCCTCAACATCTCCACCTCATGCGCCATCTTATCTATATCCCGAATGTTCAGGCCAATCTCCTTACGATTACGAAAGGCTCTCTTAATGAGATTACCTATACACCAATCATGAAGGATGTTACCTGCCTTCATGAGGTCGATAGGCTCTGCGTCTTTGGTCTTATAGTGAACGCTCCCTTTCTGCTTTATCTTCTCCCATCTGTTCTTGTCGCTTTTTGTGCTCATACTTCTTCCTTTCTTTCAACCGAAGTTCTACAATCAAGGCTGTGAGGATGTCTATAAGGCTGCGGATAGGCTTGGTCTTCTTCTTTTTAAAGAGAAGATCATGCCTGCTCTTATATAGTTTATCAATTGTCTTAAGCCTTGACATAGCTGGTGTACTCCCCAGGTACTGAGTTGTAGACCTTGATAGTATATGGGTCTTTATATGATGCAACCAGATCGCAGCCCATACCCTTTATTCCAAGATTAGCTCCAGCAAGTATGGAGTTACCACTACCGAGGAAGGGTACAAACATCCTTGCACCGCCCCAGGAGAAGGTATATAGGATCTCTTGGATGAGCTCGATAGGGCGCTCTGTAGGATGCACCTTTCGACTTGAGTGGACGGCCTTGAAGTTGAATACATTTCCTCTTCCTTGCTTTGTAATAGCAGGTTCGCCCTTCCTGAGGTAAAAGAAAGGCTCTCCGATATTGGAGAGATATAGGTTAGGTTGCATACTCTGGCCAGTACTCATTCCTTCTTTGTTCCAATAGCCGAACATTCTGCTACCCTTGAAACCAGCCCGCATAGCTGTTTGATAGACAGTTTCGAACCAAGGATCAGGGCCGAACCATAGGATGAGCCAGCTATTATCGGACATGATCCTATAGGATTCGCGTAAGAGATTTTCGAGGAAGGCATTGTACTCTTCCACAGGGACTTCTTTATAAGTGTCCTGCTTATACGCATGAGACTGGATGCCTTGCTTCATCTGTTCTAGGGCGATTGCATAGGGAGGATCGATCTCCACTATATCAATACTCCTATCAGGCATGCCTTTCATAATGTCGAAGCAGTCGCCAACCATGTAGGCGTTTATGAGTTCACGCTTCTGTACTTCGATCGGCGTCTCTGCCTTCTGCGAAAGCAAGCGTCGAGCAATCTCACCTCGAACCATTTCTTCCGAGATGCGATTGATCATCTTATCTGCCTCAGCCGCAGACTTTGCCTGGGAAAGTTCAGGGAATTGTTCTGCTGCTTCTGCAAGCTTTATGTCCCTATGCGTAGTCGACTTTGCATCACCAAAGAGGTTGGCAGTTGAGCCGAGAGTCCAGCCAGGTGCGTCGGGGGAAGTGCTCTTCTTTTCCCCATAGAGTTGGATATGTAGTCTATGTATTTCCTTCTTGAGTTTGGCCTGCTCTAGCCAGGTGAGGTCTCTTCTCTCTACATTCTCCATGAGTTCAATGATGCGTTCTTCGACGGAGTTGAGAGTAGGAGGATATATGTTACAAGGGACTTCATCGAAGCAGGCTTCTGTTGCTGCACGAAAGCGTCTGCCTCCGGCGAGGAGTTTGTAAGTACCATCACCATTATCTTTGATGGCGATGGGAGTGATGATGCCTTCACTCTTCATGGATTCGATAAGGGAAGTAAGGTCACCATACTCTTCCCTAAAGCGCTCTCCCTCTATGATTGTTTCTAACTTTACATATTTAAGGTCCATTTACTTTCCCTCCAGTGAGCTGATGAGTGCGAGCTTATCTGCGTCTGACATGGTGTTGAAGAGAGCCATGACGTCTAGCTTCTTTTCCGACTTGGCCTTGGCAGTCTTTGGCTCGGAGGGAGGCTTCTTTGAGATGCGCCGAGAAGCACGCATTTCTCGGAGAGTGTTATATAACTCTTCCTCACTCATCTCCGATATACTTTTTCTTATGTCTGCTATATTCACCGTTTCTCCTTTCCCATCTTTTCCAAGATAGATATGTCTCCTGAGAGAATTGCTCCTATCGCAAGAGGACCCTGTATGCCTGCCTTTTCGATGATGTCAAGGGCTTGGTTGAAAAGGAAGCGAACGATTTGGGCTTCTTGGCCCCAGGGAATGAGGCGCTTTCGACGTTCATGCATCTCATCACTGATGGTTACGGATATTCTCGGACGTTCAAAACTTTCTCCCATGGGTTCTCCTTTGTTCAATAATTGAACGAAGGATACCACTTGACGGCATATCCTTCGTTCTGTTTGCTACTTATGGGCGTGATACGTATTAGCTCTTCGGAACGATGAAGCGCTTCACGCGATTCTGAAGGCCGTAGTCGCCTTCCTCTTTCTCGTCCAGCAGGGCCCAGCCTTGGGCGCCGACGAGTTGTTCGGTCTCCATAGGTGCACCGGGATCGAAGCCGAAGGCCTTAAGGAAGTTGATGATGCCCAACTTGCGAGCGTTCGCCTGCTTGATGTCATCCGAGGCAGTGGGAATCATAAGCGTATGATTGATGTTCTTGGAAAGGGGAATTTCCGGAATATCCAGGAGCAGGGAGATGTACTGCCCGCCAGTGTTCTGGCTGGTCTTGATTTCCGCTTTGAGGATGCGCAGCTTATATTCATCGGGTTTGACAGTTGTGAACTCTTGCACGTTGGTCAGGTCGAGATTCAAAAAACTCATTTCTTTTTCTCCTTATATGTTTTTAAGTTGTTGTTTGGTCGTTTCTCTTGCGATCTTACTTACTTCTTACTCTGTACTATTTACCCCAATACTCTATGTGCCTCTAACCCTTTATAAAACATCACCTCTCTTTCACTTCTTCCTCTCATACGATGACCCTATCTTCTGTTGAGAAGCCAGCCTTCCTGAGAAGAGCCTTTATATCTTGTGGTTCATACATCTGGAACCGACCATTACTACCCAGACGAGAGCGAGCCTTTATGAGGCCAGTGCTCTGTGTGAGGAGTTGATAGGAGACGCCACTACTTGTCTCCTTCGTATGAGCGTAGTAGATCTCATCGAAGAGGATAGGTATGCGCGTCTTCAACTTACCCACAAAGTCTGGGCTGATGAACATCTTGCCCGTTGCCTCATCCTTATCCGCCGTATCATGGGCAAGGAGGATAACGTCGCAGGGGAGAGCAGTCATATCCTTCACTGCGTTCTCAATGAGGATCATGGCAGGGAGGTAGTCGTTTTGGAAGGGCTGGCTACCAGCACGTCCGGCCTTTTTTAAGACCCAGTTCATAGCCGCTGCGGACCATGTTGTTGCACTGTCGATTACGAGAGTGCCGATACTGTCGAACATACCTCCCTTTTTATAGCGATGATACTCTGAGTCCCACTGCTGAAAGACACTTGGGTGGAAAGGGTCTTCGAATTCGTACTGATTATCTACAATGATCCAACCTGCTTCGATTGTATCCCTTACAGTTTTGCTGCCACCAGGGTCGAAAGACATATCGAAGACAGGCCTTCGACAGGTCTCCATGATCTTTGTCTTTCCAGTGCCCATACTGCCGTAGATAAGGGCATTGAAAGTTCGATTCTGCGCAGTGGCTTTGTACTGCGTTTGGAGTTTTTCCATCTCCACTTTGATGTCAAGGGTTGTCATTCTTATTCTCCTTCTAACTTCATTAGCTCATCCACATGGAAGACATGCTTCGCTTCCTGTTCCGCCTCCATAGGATTCCAGAATTCTATCTTCATACCTTCTGGCAGGCGATCAAGATTACGCAGGGGATTGGGCCAGGCCATACAGAAGTCGTGGTATCGACAGCCAAAGTACTTGGTGCAACTCTGCGTATTCATTCGGAAACAAGGGAGGATTTCATCTTCGTCGGAGGCAATACCGAGATGATATATGTCTGCCAAGATGGAATCTACCCACTGATTGACATTCCAAAGCCATACGTTCATGGCCTTGGTTGTACGTCGAGCAGGGACACGTTGGAACTTGATATCTTTTTTTCCGAAGAAGGTGCCGTTGATCTCCACTCCCCAGACCTCTTCTCTGGGGAACAGACAGTGGAGGACATGATTGTAGACGCCTGTCTGCATAGACAGCGCCCACTGGTCTGACCATTGCCGGTTGAGCGTAGAGCCAGTCTTGTGCTCCCTACTCTTTATCCCCATAGGGTCCCGAAGGATAGAGTCCATTCGAAAGTGGAGGAGTACAGGCTTGCCTTCAGCGTTATAGGAGATAGGCACAGACCCTGCGATTTCTGTGTAGATGGTTTCAAACTTCTCATCTTTATACATCTGAGCATACTGCGACAGTGCCTTCAGTGCATACTCAGGATTCTTGGGAGCATAGACAGCGTCCATATCGAGAGGGAACTTACTTCGGTAATGATTGTTGAGGAGTTCCCATGCTTCGATGATGGTAGTGTTTGTGTACTCTCCATCCCTGTGATGGCAGAGAAGCATATGCTCCATTGCCAGATGCCAGGCCTTGCCAAACTCGAGGTGTATGTTTGGAGTTGTTGGTCGCCAACCGAGGATGTACTCATAAAAGTACATTCGTGGGCAGTCCATATAGGCTTGGACCTTTGTAGCGTCTTGGATGAACCAAGTTGGATCAGGCTTGAGGATCATTATATTCCTTTCTTTCCTTATCCCTCTGGATAGTCTTATTGACCGCAGACATAGGATCTGAGTCGTAGTCTAAGACCCAGGTAGGCTCAACATATGCTTCATAGCCGATAGAACTCCGCTGTTCGTGGGAGTATTTTTTATAGGTCTTCTGCAAGACGTGACTTCGATCTCCCGCATATGCTGTAAGTACTGCAAATGCCTTCTTCTCTTCTTTAATCCTTGCCATATTCTTTCACCTCCTTTATCTCTGATTTAGCGGTAGGAAGATACTTCTTCCTAACGTCTGATATTGTTATGTTGAGGACAATGGATAGTCGAGCAGTGAGGCGAATGTATGCGTCTGCTACGTCTTCTGCCCTGACAAACTCTTCTATCTTCTTATTGCCCTTTATGAATGTGCCTATGTATAGTTTTGTTTTCATACTCTCCTTTGTTCAATAATTGAACGAAGCGTGCCATGTTGAACATAATACCACAAATGATGTTAGTTGTCAATAAGGCGAAAAGAGAATTTTTTGCCGCGTACTTTGTGTTCGGAGAAGATAGGCTTCTTAAGAGTACGAGCTTGCTGAAGCTCAATGTCTCGACCTCGACTTGGGGTGTTCATTCCCATGCATACTACACAGTCGCATACAGACAGCCATTCGCTATCGTAGACAATCCACTCTTCCCAATCCTTAGGAGATTGCTTGTGCCAATAATGCGTGAGGTGAGGAATAAAAGGAGTACCGCCTTTACGAAGGATGATGTTAGCCATCTTAATTGTTCGTGGAACCCAGGCTTCGGGATCGGCTGTATATGGGGCTGTTATGTAGACTTTAGGTTTGCGCATTTCTTTATCTTCTCCAGTTCTGCGTCTTTCTTTAATAGAAGGATAATAGCCTCTCGAAAGTTTCTTGGTCTCTCTGACTCTCCATGACAGTTGGGACAATCCCTCTTACCTAGTTGATGAAGGAGAAGATAGCCTTTTCCTTTACACCAAGAGCAAGTCATGATTGCGATCCTCTCACCCAGATCAGAAGATCGATCAAGGCATCGGTGGGGTTGTCTGGACTGTTACAAGGCGGATATATTGAATCTGCGTTCTCGGTATCAGTAAAGTTAAATGCCTCAGTGAATGAGTGAGCCTTACGGAGTTCTGTTCCCGGTGGCAACTCCCTCCACACTTCGGCCATTGAAGGAGCGGGAAGTGGGTCTTCGTAATTATCAGGGACCGAATTAGACAAGAACCATTCTTCTCTAGGGCATCCGTCATTTGGACTTGTTGAAAAATAATCGTATCTCACAAGCCACCATGCCTCCGTCTCCAGCACAATCCCCGCATCATTCAGCCGTTTGCTTGCCTCAAGAGAGGCGTAGTTATCATGGTTCATATCTTTTCCTCCTTCAGCCAGTCCGCCACCAACTGTGCAAAGTGCGCCTCTCCCTTCTCGTTGATTGGACTGAAGAGCCAGTCACATAAAGACCGCATGGATACATATGGAGTATTCTTGACTTTAAGTGCGTATGCCTCAAAGTCGTCCCACATTCCCTTCTCCACGAGCTTCTTCTTAACATCGCCAACGTCCTGCCAAGTGAGGAAGGTGCGGTTTTTACCGTTATGCAGTCCCTGATGGCATCTTAGGCCATGAATTGCTCCAAAAGTTCTACCACAAGAGCACAGCCAGCTTCCATCATCTTTGCGATTTTCAAGGGAATGTTTGTTCGCTACGAATTTCTCCCCCAATAACTCCGTCAGCAACTTTCGGTCGTCGTCAGTCATTTCTTCCCCCTCCGCAAAATATCTACTATTCGCGCCAAAAGTAACATGATAATACATAGCTGAACCATGATTAATAACATTAAGAAGCTTGGATTCATGACCGCTCCTTCCTCAGCCACTAAACTTGGCTATTATGCTTTTCGATAAGACGGTTAACTTTGGAGATAATCTCATTCAGTTTTTCGTTACCTTCCTCTGGAGAGATAATGTCAATACACTTCCCCCGATGCCTCTCGAACAGTTCATCTACGCTTACGGGTCCTTTGCAGTCTTTTCTGCTTATACGACACCAACCTAATGCGCAATCATTACAGCTTCCCATTTGTCTTCTCCTTCCTCAGCCAATCCCGGCATTTTATCGCCAGAAGGCCGGTTTCTTTCTCGGTGATGAAATCAACAGGGACGAAATCGTCAAATATGCACAAGGAACTGTCCCGAAAATCTAGCCAGTCCTCCCTCTTCTCCATCAACCTCATCAACTCCACCTTCCCTGCGTCGGTGAAGAAGTCGGGGTTGTTTCGTAGATGCTCCGTCAGTTCCCAGTTATCCTCGAAGCGTAGCCCACAGGAACATTCGGCTTTCGCAAAACCGTCAAAAGCTCTTGTTTCCGTGTGCCATTCAATCCCCAACAGTTCCGCAAGTCGCTTATTCGGGTCCATGACTACCTCCTTGCAAGGCTTCTTGCGCGGTATGTTGATGTATCCAGGATTTGAGCTCAGCAATTTCTGCTTCTAATGTTTTAATAATCTCATCCCTCTCCGCGATGTTCGCCTCCGCCTGCTCTGCATCAACAACATCACCTTCACTTCCATCAGTGATCTCTCGAACCATGTCCCAGTGGACGCGATAGCTTTTCATCTTCAATCCTCCCTTACTCTCCCATGACATGAGGGACAATAAAAATAGTTTGGGTACGCAATCTCTCCACACTTTATACATTTACGCTTATACTTCTTCCTTATTACACGTAGGGTAAGGCGCGGAGACCTTGTGCTTGCTCGATATTCGGCAGTCTGTGTTATTTGTTCCTCTACAGTCTGCGTTATCTTCTTCTTAGGTGTTGAATCAAATCCTGGCTTGGGTCTTACTACATACTCTATATAGAGAGAGCCATTACCCGTACGTAGAGGAGAGGCCTCTATGGTATAGTTCTTTCCATACTGTGATCGAAAGCCCTTTACTACCTGCTCACAATTAGCGAGGAGTTCTTTCTTCGAGGGTGCGTTATATGTAAGACTACGAGGCATCACTTAATCTCCAATATATTGAGAAGGACAGGAAAGCGTGGTACTTGGCGCTCCGTTAGGTGTTGATAAGCAACCTCTGCAATACGACCAATGAGTTTATCCTTCTCCTGCCAAAGGCTTTCTCTATGGTCTCTTGTGAGGAAGGAACCTGTACCTACCTTGAACACTTGTTCTTGGTCACTCTTGAGGACAAGCGCACCAAGGACATTCTTTGGTGAACCATACTGGTCAATCTCCTCTTCATAGCCGATGATAGTATACATATCATTCCTCCGAGGTTTGAACTTCATCATACCTGTTGAGCGCTTGCGTACATAAGGTGCCATGATATTCCTTATGATAATGCCTTCATAGCCTTGTGCTGTATAGGTAGACATGATCTTCATTATATCGTCGAGAGAGCTAGCGAGAAGAGAGGGGACTTTCTTTATGTACTTTGTACTTGTAAGCATCTTTTCTAAGTGCATAGTTCGCTCCCCTTGAAGTTGACTGGATATATAATCGAAGACATGATACTCAATCATTTCAAAGTCAGGATGAAGGTTGACTGTTCTGCTTATGATGCCATGGAGGAGTTGGTGCGCTTCACCATGCTTATAAAGTTCACCATCGAGTTCAAAGGATGTAAGACCAAAGGCTTCGAGCTCCTGTGTAATATGAGGAACGCTATCAATAGGATTCTCCTCGCTGCTGAGGAGAGTAACATGTCCCTCAGCGTCGAAGACAGCTCTACAGCGATCGCCATCGAGTTTAGGTTGGATTATATAAGGAGGTTCCCACTTTGATAGGCGTTTCTCTTCGAAGGGATATGCAAGCATTATGCCTGTACGTCTGGTCCACATCGGTAGGATTGTCTCCTTTATACTTATTTACAAAGTGCGGAGTTGGACTTAATAGCCCAACTCCACGTTTATTATTAGTGTCCGAACGTAGCCAGATTAAGCGATGGATAGTTCCTCAGCCGCTTGGCGCACTCCTGAGAACCTTGATGAGGGGTGTTATATCTATACTCCTTTGTTTTTGGCTTCTTTGCACCCATAGGGTGCCGAAGCCGACGATAGAAGGGCGTCTTTTCGACATTACTGGTCATGAGGAGTTTCATGAGTTTATTACTCAACGTTGGTTTAATGCTTGCCATTTCTTACTCCTTTCTTTTATAAGGCGCTGAGGGCCCATGTGATAAGAGCCCTCAGCGTACAACATATCCTTTGTTCAATTATTGAACAAAGGACAACCGACGCCGAACTTAGACGCCCATGCTCTGCTTGAGCTTCTCGATGAAGCTGGCCTTGTCTTCTGCCGACATGGTGGCGAAGGCTTTGAGGGCTTTCTCCTGAATGTTCTCGCCGGTACGAGCAGCGGCAACACCGGGCTTCCAGGCGGCGACCTTGGTGATGATGTCTTCATCGGAGATATGCTTATCGTCCTTCTTCTCCAGATACCGGCGAACCAGACCCTGAAGGGAGATCACGACGCTCTGCTTGAAGTTGGAAAAGACGACCTCTTCGCCGAACTTGGCGATGGCTTCTGCGCAGGTATCTCCGAAGTCATACTCCACTTCCAGGGAACGGTCCGTCTTCGGCGCATTGGTTTCGATCTTAATTGCTGACATACTTCTTACTTGCCTCCTTAGTGTGTTGTACTATATAAGATTAATGTTACTACTACTATCAGGGCCGCGTATAGCATGATCTTCGTTAGCGTTTCACCCAAGCTACCTCCTTTCTTTTCCTACAGGGGACAAACATGGTGCTTTTTCAAAATGTAAAACATGGTAACACATCTTTGGTGAGTTGTCAATACCTAATCGTCGGAAGATGTGATGGGGATGTAGGCTTCGTACATATCTTCACAGTCGTCTTTAGAGACGTTCTCACACTGGTCACTGGCGCCCAGACAGCGGTGGGCAGTGTCGAAGTACCATATGCACTTCAGGCATTTATCCTCTTGCATCTCTTTCCTCCTTCTCTTTAAGGATGATGATCTTTTCTTTGCTGATGAAAGGAAGGATCACCTCAAGCAGTTTGATGCGCATGGCCTGCGTGCTTCTTCCCATCTGCTTGGCGTTGTTAAAGATGGCCAAGCGAAAACGATCTCTGATAAGATCTCTCTCAAACTGTGTCCAGGCCTTGAAGGCATTAGGGGCCTCTGCATCGGAGATCTCTAATGTTCTCTCCTCCTTGCGTTTTGCCTCTATATAGTCTCTCTGTGCAATGAGGCTTGAGAGGTCCTGCTGCATCTTATGTATCTCTTTTTGTGTCTTGTGAAGCTTCTCATCCCAAATACTCATACTCTTACCTCCAGTATAAAGTGTACACTCAAAACAAAGAGCGTCTATAGAGCGTTGAAGTCTCCCTCAACGCTCTAAGGCCGATCTCTGTCTATTTTTTCCTTTTTATCTCTTTAAGATCTTTGTGGCCATATAGTCCTCTACCCGCTGCTTTGCAGTGAGGAGATTGCAGCCTGTGCGACCCTTATAGAGTTGCATCGCATGGATCTTATTGCCTCTATCCGCTTGGAGCTGCTCTTCAGCGTTGAGGAGATTATCCTCCTAAAAGCGCCTGATGGAGTCATATATCGCTCGTACATGATCCGGCTGCGAATTGAAGACTCGAAGGAACTCTTCCTTTGTTAAGGCCTTAGGATCTCGGATATCTATGTGTATGTGGGAAGATGTCGCTCCCGCATACATATGCGCCGACTTGCCAGTGTGGACTATGATTACTGAGTTCGGGCCTGTCCTGGCGAGGGTGGTTTCGCAGTCGTTGAAGGTGAAGATGTCTCCCACACCGATGGGTCTTGTGTACCACTCTTCTTCCTCTTTTACCACTTCCACCTTCTCCGCGTTGATGAAGCGCTTTGCTCGGAGCCAGTCTCTCCACTCCACTCGCTTGTCCAGCTCTCCGGCGATCTGATGGAGGGCGATGTCTCTATCATACCAGTGGATAGAATCTGCTAAAGACATAGCGAACTGACAATACTCCTTGAACTCCCCGACGCAGGGTCGTTTCTCGAAGATCATAGAAGGGGCAAGACTCGTCAGTTTGGTATAGACATAGGTCTCTGTTGTGATGGAAGGAAGCGCCATATCGTCTATGATCACTCCCTCGTCGGCGAAGTACTTATTGTACTCATCGATCGCCTGCATAACTGCGTTAAAGGTCTCTCTGTTTGGAAAGGTAATAATCCTGTTGTTTCGAGCAGGGCTATGTCCTTGGACAAAGAAGGTCTTGTTGTGGTAGATGAGCTCAGGATGAGACACAGACTTTAGCGTCCATCCATTAGACGCCCGGAAGACTTCATTGAACTCCCCAAAGGCATCACACTTATGTGTCTGACTCTCGATCCTGATGGTGCACTCGGGTGTGGTACTGTATACTGCATTAATTCTCTTCATACTTCTGTCTCCTTTCACTCCTTTATTTGGTTTTATACTGAGAAGGCCCCTCTGGCCTCCTTATACGACATCTTACTCAGGAGAAACATATACGCCTGCTCAAGTTCAACTCGAGAGAGGCGACTCACCCGCTCCTTACACTCCCCGCAACATACTGTATAGCTGTCCATCTTCACTGGCTCCTTCACAGGATTCAGGGCATAGATGGTGCGCACTGTGCCATCCTTCTGCAGGCCAGAAATGGCTTCTTTCTGCATGAGTTGAATAACCCTCATATTCTCACTTCCGCAGTGTGTGCAGTGCGCATAACGATGGACAGTCATGAAGACCTTTACATCGCCGTGCTCCTTAGGTGGCCTGCTGGCTTTTGTGGCTGCCTTTTGTTCCTTCTCAAGACGATCAAGAAGGCCAGAAAGGGCCGCCATCACCTTACTCTGATCAAGTCCAGAACCTGCGATCAAACTCTTGAGGTCATTATTATCTGTTGTCATAATCTGCACCTCCATGATTTAACAACATTGTACCACATCTACGTATAGATGTCAATACGTTGTTTGCAGAGGGTTATACATCATCCCCTTTGTTCAATTCTTGAACGAAGGGCATGGCGCCCAACGCATCTCTTTCCTGCTTCAAGCGAGTTTGCTCCCGCTCTTCAAAGCCCTTCACCATCTCCGGCGTGAGTTGCCCCTTCTTCACCATATCCTGCGTGATGCGGGATAGTTCTGCTGGCGACATAGGCCCCATAACTGCGGATATAGCATCCTTGCCCCTCTTCTGTTTGAGGTCTTCCACTTGCATCGCCACCATTGTCCGCTTTCCACTCCTCCCGGCCTTCATTTGTCGAGTGGAGAACCCCTTGCGCTCCATCCACTCTATTGCCTCTACTGTAGAGGCACAATCAAAGCCCTTCTGCTTCGCCTGGGCATAGAGCGTATCTATAACCATCGTTACAAACTGTGACGCCGTCCTAGGAAGATTCCTCTCTCCCTCCAACATGGAGAGGATAGTTGCAACCTTCCTCACAGATACCCAGGCTTGAAGGTTGTAGTTGCCTACATCCTTCTCTTCCTGCACATACTGCTCCGCTGTTCTTATGCTCATCTTTTACCCCTCTTCTTCCAAGGAAGCTTCGCAATAGCAGCAGCATAAAGCCTACGATCGTATGCGGTTTTAGCCGCTCCCCAGGCGTTATATAAGGTCCCTAATCGTAGACATGGGAGAGAGAAGTATCCTTGTCCTCCCCAATTAATAGGACACTCCCTACAAGCCTTTGGAAAGTCCTTTCCACTTCTATCTGCTGCTTCTCCACAAGCGAAGCAGCATAGCGCGAGGGTATCTCGGATACTTTTCTCACAACTTCTACTATAGCGAGAAAGAGTTAAGATCATAGGATCTTTTTCTTTCTCCCCTATATCTCCTCCACTTTTCGCCAATCGTAGCCACATCATACGAAAGGCATGTTCTGCCTGAGCATCTGTCATATATATCTTCATGCTTCTTCCTTCCTCCTCAGCGCATCCCTCACATCCTTTGCCTGAGGATGCCTCCAGTGTTGTATGTTGTTCAAGATGTATAGACATTGAACATCTAACATCTTCCCTGCCATCTGCTGGGCTGCTTTACAATACTCTATGGCCCAGTTAAGTGATGTCTTATAATGCTCTTTATCACTCAGGATAATACTTATAGCCTCTTGTTTTGTCATGCGTAGTATTCACCTCCCTTCACCATATTCTTCACTCTTATCCCATGTCCAAACATCATACCACAAGATGTGTTAGATGTCAATAAGGCGTATGATATAGACATATATGTCTATAAACCTATAGCTATACCTATAATCCTATATCATACCCCATATTTCCCGCCCCATTGAACAAAGCCTCACCTGCTTATAAGGCTCATAAGGTGCGTACTATGTCTAGTATGTATTGTGTTTGGTAGTGGTCTTTAGTTGTTAAATATTTTTTTTATATAAGGGACCACTAAGAACAAACCTCATACCCACTTAGAACGCATACCCTTTGTTCAAGAACCGGGGAGAAATGGGGTATGATATAGCGTTATAGATATAGCTATAAAATTATAGATCCATATGTCTATAACCATACGCTTCATGCCCTCCATACAATGTCCCTACTCACATTTCGCATTATGCTACGTTGTCGATCTCCGCGCTGGGAAGCGTAGCGCCCGCAGCGAGGATCTGCTTCAACAGTTCCGGGTCCTGTAGGACCTTGGCCAGGAGTTCTTCCCGCGTCAAGGGCTTGTTTATGATCCTCGTGCCAGGCTTGGAGACTTCAACAGTCTTTTCCAGAACGATATCTCTGTTGCTCTTCGCCCCTCGGCGTATGGCCGCTTGCTCATTGATAACGATGGTCTTCGCCGCATACTCCGCCAGATCATCAACTGTTAGGTTCTTCAGGTCAAATGTCCTTGTCACCTCAACAGCATCATTATCCTCTGTCAAGCGCACCTTGAACGTACATATCATCTTCTTATCCATTGTATGTCCTCCATGTCATATCCCTGTATGTGTTTATGGTCAAGATCAAGAGCAGGGACACTCTACGGAAGGCATGAAGCATCTTGATAGGCGCGTATCGTGTCACTCTGGATCATATCCCCAGAGAAGCGCATACCCATGGCAAAGCGCCATGTATGTCAAAGACCAAAAGCCGTATCGGGTGGGTCGCCCTCCCCGAACGTGAAAACATGGTAACACACCTCGAGATGAATGTCAAGCTGGCCCCGGTACGGGGGATGACCCCTCGTACGCCCGGTGGAAGGCGTTTATATGGTACGCATACACCTATATAATACCACATTATTGTACATACCACCTCTCATCGCCTTGCGCCCTGCTAGTGTGTTTGGGCATATACCCTTCGTTCAATAATTGAACAAAGCCCATGCGTTTGCCTGCTGGAGAGTATAGTACCTGGCCCAAAACCACATTATTTGGCCTTGACTACTACCATCATATGTGTTAACATATCTCATACGTTGAAGAGTAAGATCTTTCCCAACATAAAGAGGAGGACATAAAGATGAGAGTATTTCCCATAAGTGGTATCGCCGGAGGCTATGAGAGCCTCACAACAGCAACAGCCATCGGCTTCACAGCCGCGAAGATTCTTCCCACTACTGGCGCATATATAGGCAAACGAGCAAGGGCTGCGATCATATCTGTCGAGGTAGCAGCTATACGCTTCACACTGGATGGAACAACACCTTCTGTCACATCCGGAACAGCGGCTGGACACCTCCTCCAAAATGGCGACTCTTTCATTATCGAAGGAGAAATGAATGTCGCCAGTTTCCTCTGCATCAACGCAGTCAACGCGAGTGGGGCACTTGTGAAGTGCACCTATCTCTTCTAAGGAGGCTGCCATGTTTGCAGGAAAAGGATTCTCTTCTTGGCTTGTTGACCTCGCCTCTCGAGTGACTGGAACTCTTCCAGTTGCAAACGGCGGCACAGGAAAGGCAACAATCACAGCTAACTCATACCTCAAAGGCAATGGCACAGGCGCTCTTGTTGAGCGTACATATACTGAAGTCATCACTGATCTTGGCCTCTCTGATGCCCTTACATATAAGGGCGTTATAGATTGCTCAGCGAATCCCAACTACCCCGCCGCAAACGCTGGAGACTATTACAAGATCTCTGGAGTTGGTAAGATTGGTGGCGCTGCAGGTATTGTTGTGGAGCTTGGAGATGCTATCATATGCAACCTGGATAGTTCTCCCTCTGGGGACCAGGCAACAGTTGGTGCAAACTGGAATAAGCTCCAGACCAATATTGACCTAGCCAATCCAGGTGCAATAGGTGGTACAACTCCAGCAGCAGGAACCTTTTCAACACTAACGGGGACAACAGAAGTTTGGGCCACCGCCACGGAACTTACCCTTGCGTCTGACGCTATAACAGTCACACAGACGCCACACTTGGTTGATACCCAGGCTGATGCCGCAAGTGACGACTTAGTAACAATCAATGGGGGATCAGCTGGTCAACTTCTAGCAATCAGAGCAGCACATGCAGACCGTACGGTAGTCATCAAGAACGGAACCGGAAATATCCTTACGGGTGGGGCCGATATTACTCTTGATGATACCAATAAGTACGTTCTCTTCATCTATGATGGGCTGCTATCAAAATGGGTGGTGGTTGGCGGAACAGGAGGTGGAGCATCTGCCTTCTCCGATTACGCCTTTCTCTCCATAGACGCTGGAATTGATGGAACGGCTGCACCAAGTGCGGCGGTCATTACCGCTTCCACAAACAAGGCGATTACACGGGAATTTCCAGCTACGGCAGACAAAGACCTATTTTTCGTATGGCAACCACCTCCTGACTGGAATGGCGGTACAATTACTTTTCGGGTAATCGGCTTTATTACCAACGCGACTGCTCCAGCCGATACAGAAACGGCCATCTTCGGCCTTGCTGGTGCCTCCATAGCAGACTCGGAACTTATATCAAGCGCCCTCGGCTCTATCGTTACGGCTACTTTTACGGCCAACGCGACATACGCCCAATATGACAGATGGTCAACGGCATGGTCTACGGCTGTAACTATCGCGGGAGCAGCGGCAGGCGAAACCGTCTTGTTAAACCTTTTACGCGACGTAGACGATACCTATGAGCAGCCTATCGGGGTTGTCGGCATTGAGGTCAAATTCACGCGAACGCTGGCGGCATAAGGAGGCTGTCTATGCAGACCATTTACAGACGCCTAGAACCGGAAACCATCGCCTATAATACCCTTCTCGGTGGCGTGAATCCTAATTGGTGGACGCTGAATGAACAGATCAAGGCCATCAAATACTCCACCGGCATCTCCATCGCCAACGTAGTCGCCAACCTCTCCACGGTCAACGGCACAGCCTTTGTCACCAACCCCGTCTTCACCGCTACCGGCCTACCTGCCAACGATCTCCGCTGGGCGGTCGGTTTCAAGCTATCCTTTGCCGCTGCGGGTAAAACGCTTGTCGGCTATGGCAAGGCTGCGGGGACGGGGGAGACGCTAAATATAGACATATTCGCGTCATTTGATTTCACAAGCGGGTGGGCGGGGCACGGTAGTGGAACAATTACCGATGCGAATACATTCGCAACACCAGTAGCATACGGCGGTATTTACAAAACAGCCGACATCCTCACGCAAGGGGAGTTGATGAAGTATTCCTACTCGGCAACGAGTTCAGCCGGTACACCAATTCTGAAACTTGGCGCCTTGGGAGACTCTCTTGCAAGCGGATCGAGCGGCCTTTATCACACGATAAAGTCATCAGACAACAAAGCGTATATGATGAACACCGCAATAGCTGCGTCTATTGATGTGGCGACGTTGGCGGCGCAGCAAGTCCTCACCCCCTCCGCCTCCGGCCTGACCATCGTTTCCGCAGCGGGCGGATCAACCTACAACTGGACGAGCAATGACGGATTACCCCCGAACAGCGCTAGCTTTGCGCTACAAGTGACGAGGAATTGATATGTTTGCAAAATTCACAACAGAGGATGCGGCCCTCCAATATCTACCTGTCATCCAGGCGCATGTTGACGGCCTGCACGTATCCGGGCCAAAGGTCATCAAGGCGGTGATTCCGACATTTGACGGCAAGTGGGCTATACCGCTGCCGGAAACGTACCCGGAAACGAGCGGGGAAGTGGTGGAGAACATTGATCCGCCGGTGGTGGAGATGGAGCTATGAGCGAACAACGCGGTTGGTGCGTCCCTAACGCTATATGGTGTGCCTGGACATGGAGAGGTAAAACAAAAGACCAAGTTCGAATTGCTGTGACTAAGGTTGACGCTAACATAGACCACTCTCAGGCAGAGTGCTATGTGGATGGCACTTGGGTCCCTCTTACAGAGATTTGGAACGGAGAGTGTTTTACAGTTATCCTTTACCATAGACATTATCCAGACCTTGAACCTTATAGGTTCTTATCTCTGGAAGACTGGATTGACGAGCAAATAGCCTTTATATGATATATGCTTTGTTCAATAATTGAACAAAGGGTAAGACAAAGGAGAGCATAATGGGTCGAGCACCTACGGGAACGCGAAAGTATAATATAGAAAACATCTGGGACACTCATCATGAGATCATGCGCCTTCTTGTGATGGGCCTAAGAAGAGGGGAAATTGCCCGTATGCTTGGGGTGCATCCTGCGACTGTCACCAACGTACAGCAGAGTCCCGTTTGCCAAGCCCAACTCTCTCGCCTTCGAGCAAGAAGAGATGAAAGTGCGGTAGATATGACACAAGCTATAAAGGAACTCGCTCCTGAGGCCTTACGAACCTTGGAAGCAACCCTCTCCTGCGGACTCCCCAATGTGCAGCTCTCTGCCGCAAAGGACATCCTTGATCGTGCTGGATATACACCTGTGACAAAGGTAAGAACAGAAAACTATAGTGTCCACTTCACTGCAAATGAGATCGATGAGATCAAGAAGAGAGCGAAAGAGGTAGGTGCTATTCGCCCTACAGAAGAAGAGACTCAAGATGCAGAGTATGAGGAAACGCCATGTACTCCGTAGAAGCAGCAAAGACGAATTTGGAGATGGTAAAGGGTGACGACTGGTATCTCGACATTGGCTTCGAGACCTCTGCAGGCGTTGCTGTAGATATCACAGATTGGACAGTGTGGCTTACCCTCAAGCGTGTGCAAGAAGATACAGATGCAAACGCTGCTTATCAGCAAAAGGTAACTGCTCATGTTGACGCAGTTAATGGCCTTAGTCGAGTCTCGATTCCAGCGGCTTCATCTACTCTCCTACTTGGTAAGTATTATTTCGACGTTCAAGTAAAGACAGATGAATCTCCTACACCTGGCATCTACACTATGATCATCGGCTCTTTCAATGTTCTGCAGGATATAACAAGGGGAACAACATGACAACTCTTGTCGCCAAATTCTATCCAACCGCTCAGCCTATCACTCTCAAGGCTACCTTTAAAGTAGCTGGGAACGTGGTTACAGGTGGGGGTACAAATGTAGTCTCTGAAACAATGACAGGGGATAAAGTCCTGGCCTTTTCATCTGGCTATCAAACTATTGCTACACTGGATAGCAATGGTGCTGCGAGGAATGTCACTGTTTCTGGAACATATCCTGCGGGGTATAGGATTATTATTCAAAACATAGGAAGCTATCCAATAACCTTCAATGGGATGATTCTCATAGGCGCAGGACAGCAAACATCTATGACGTATAATGGAAGTGCGTGGTATGCCCTATCTGATACGTTTTACTTCCCTAACGCAGCAGCAGCTGATCAAGGAGCCGCAGGGACAAGAACCCTCTATAGTATCAAGGCCGCAGTTGGGGTAAATGTGGCTACTATCATTTTTCGACATACTGGAGTTAGTGCCACTACAGTATATACAGTAGGGACAAGCCTCTCTCTTCCTGCAAATATCTCCATCATCATCGAGCAAGGTGCTATAGTACAACTTGCAAATGGTGTTACTCTTACTATTCTAGGCCCTGCAAATATTGGTGAGTATCAAGCCTTTACCTTTACGGGAACTGGCCAAGTATTATTCTCCACTCTAACACCCAAAGTGTCCGCTACGTGGACAGGCTTTGCAACTGGTGCAACAGCTGCAGCAAACACAACTGCTCTAAGAAAGGCCGTCCTCTCCACCGCTGGCACATCTTATGCTATTGATGCCATTAAGGCTGGACAGATCTTAACAGGCATTGCACCTATCCTACATACAGCACCTGGGAAATATGAAGTTAATGATAATATTCCCTATAGTCAATTTACAAGAATCCAAGGTGAGCAAACCATCATCTATCAAACTGACGCAGCAAAGGATATTTTTTGGTCCGAATCTCCCTATGCTAACTCCTTTAAGGGGTTGGTCTTAATAGGAGGAAAAACACAGATATATGCTATGAATGGGGCATCTGGTGCTGCAGGGCTGGAATCAGTAAGAATAGATGTAGATTGTGAACATCATGCTAGTGCAGATTATGCTTTCCAGGCTCTATTCTCCGGCGTAAGCGGAGGAATGGATGTAACCTTACGAGGAAAGTATATAAATTGTAAGAAGGCCTTCAAGTTCACAGGAGACAATATAACCATCCTACCAGGGACGTGGATTGCTTCTTATAACGATGCCTACTGGGATAATGATACTGCACAAATATACAACGGGTCAAATATGAACCTAGACAATGTAGTCTTTGTCCCTGGTGGTACATACAATGTAGCAACAGACTTCCGTAGGTGGATCGATAATTACGGTTATCGCCTCATACTTGAGGGATGCCGATTCGGTGCAGAGGGTGGAGGCGTACCCCTGGTATATAACTTCACCGATATGCTGGGCGAGCCTTCAGTCTATCCGTACCTCGACGGAGGAATAGTTAGTATTCGCAATTCTCAGGTATCTGCTGGCGGGACCAGTAAGCTGGACCGGGGGCTGATAGTCGCAAAAAGTGGATTGCCTTCTTCCATCATCTTGGATGGCAACTATTATGCCGCAGACGCAGTCTTTATTCGATGTGATCTAATGACAGGAGGCACTACCCTGGCTACGTACCTTGCAACTGTTACCGCAGCTCATCAGCCGACGCTGGGAATAAATGTAGTAGGCAACTCAGTCATCGCAACTACGCTTACCGAAAGCGCGGCAAATGACCTCCTATTACAGCCTTGGTTGAAAAGCAACATCCTTTATTACGATGCTGCAGCTACCTACTATGGTCAGCCTCGTGGGAATATGAACTTATTTGGCAACCTCACCGCAAATAATATAATAGGGACTAATGTCTATGGGAAGAGTTATGCTACGACCAGTATAAGCCCAGCCGCTCCGAATGATACTATTGCGATTGTGGATACGGGAATCGTAGCCACCCCTGGAGCATGGCTCCTAACAGTAATCGGCAACATGAACCCTGGGGGGTCGAGTGCTTATCGCCAAACTATTACAGGAATCATCACTATAAATTATGGAACAAGTGCCTTAGAGATATACTTCCAGCCTCTTGCTAACACTGTAGCAACTGGTATCTCAGCTCTAACCGTTACTCCCGCTATCAGCTCTAGCCAAATAAGGATCAGCATCGGCGCATATACAGCTGGAGTGGCTGGATCATATCAGACCTTGCGAATGTTTAGGTTGATATAAAGGAGAAAGTATGAATGAAGACCAACTCATAGCTCATATAATGGACCTTAAAGAGGGTCTAGGCCTCTCTGCAGGACAGAATAAGATCATAATGAATAATCAAAGTGAGATGTTCGAGCGGCTTCGACATATTGAACTAAAACAAGTATCTGGCGCAAGTGAGCTCCAGGAAGTGAAGAGAATAGTAACAAATGGCCTGAAGCATAAGTTAGATGAGGCCTGTCTGACTATGTCTGATACTTGTAAGACGCTGGATACAAGACTTCAACGCCTAGAAAGCTTTGGGTGGTTCAGGACAAAGATAACATGGCTACGAGACGTTGTCTTCTGGTCTATTGTCATAGGGGCTTGGGCCGTAGTAATAGCAACACATGGGAAAGAGTTAGGGCAATATATCCTTAAGCATATACTAAAGATCGCATCATAGCGGCCTATATAAAGGAAGAAAATGACATCTGGATACATTCGATATAGAGATGGATATAAGTACCAACTTTGTGAAACATACAAAGAGATGATTGGTATTATCCCTCCTTCGAATATCATAACTGATTATATTCGCCTGACACCTAAGGGCGTCCTTACCATCATGAAGGGCTATGCCTGGGATGGTGCGTCAGGTCCTACGATTGATACAAGGTCCTCTATGCGTGGAGCGCTTATACATGATGCCCTTTACCAACTTATGCGCCTAGGCCTCCTACCTGAGTCGTATAGGGAACAGGCAGATCACCTCCTTCATGACATCTGTGAGCAAGATGGTATGTGGTGGTGGAGGGCAGATTTGTGGTGTGAAGTAGTTGAACTTTTCGCAGCAGGTTGTGCAAAGACTGGAACAGAACGACCTATCTTAAATGCGCCGTGAGGGAGAGTAAGATGTTAGATGGACAAGGAAGAGAAGACCTTAAAGATATAATGGTACAGTGCTGTGCCTCAACGAAGACGTGTGCAAGGGTGCTGTTTCCAGATAGGTTCTTTCGTCCCTTCTCGCCCATCGCAGATGCGATATATAAGGTCTTAGATGATGATAGTATAAATCTTGCTGTCATTATTGCCCCTCGAGGTGTGGGTAAGACGAGTACGGTAAACATGGCCTATCCTGCAAAAAAGATAGTGTTTCAGGAGAAGAACTTTATCGTCCCTATAAGCAACACCGCAACGCAGGCTGTTATGCAAGGGGAAAACCTTAAGCGGGAACTCCTTAATAATAGGATGATTAATAAGTTGTTTGGTCCTATTAAGTCAGAAAATGACTCATTTAGTAAAGAGATGTGGGTCACACAGAGTGGTACAGCCGTCATGCCTCGGGGCGCTGGACAGCAAGTACGTGGTATCCTCTATGGCAACTTTCGGCCTGACCTTATCGTTGTAGATGACCTTGAAGACTCGGAGGGAGTGAACAGTGAGGAACAGAGGAAGAAACTCAAAGAGTGGTTTTTTGCTGATGTTGTTAATAGTGTGGACAGGGGAAAGCCTGGTTGGAAGATTATTGTTATTGGGACCTTACTACATGAGGACTCCCTCTTAGCAAATTTGATGGAAGACCCAGACTGGCTGCATATACATCTGGCCTTGTGCTCAGAGGGAGCAGATGGCCAACTGCGAAGTAACTGGCCTGAGTTTATGACAGATGAAGCAGTGCATAAGCTGTATATGAGCTATAAGAACAAAGGCCTTCTTGATGTCTTCGCAAGGGAATATATGGGCCAAGCGCAGGATAAAAAGACAGCAAAGTTCCAGCAGGAGCACTTTAAGGCCTATAGCGAAACCTCGGAGGATTTCCTTAAGGTAAGACCGAAGTTGGAAAACATAGTCATATGTGATCCTGCAAAGACGGTGAATAAAGATAGCGCCGATACAGCTATTGTAGGTATAGGCCTTGAGCCAAAAGCTCCAGCTATTTACATAAGGGACGTTGTAGCGGGGAGGATGATGCCTAATGAGCTCTACGATGAGTTGTTCGCTATGGCTATGCGCCTTAACGCTAAGGCAATAGGGATAAAGATGACATCCCTCAATGAGTTCATCATGTATCCTATCAGGACAGAGATGATAAAGAGGAAGATGATGTTCGACCTCATTGAGTTGCCTGAGAGGTCGGATAAGGACGCTAGAATCAACTGTATGAGTCCTTTCTATAGAATGGGCTACATCTACCACAACGAGGCGTGCTGTGAGCAGTTGGAAATGCAACTCCTCAGTCATCCGAAGAGTAAGCGTAAGGACATCATGGATGCTGAGGCGTCCTTTATTGAGATGTTTGATATAGGGGAAAGGTTCTTTGTTCCAAAAGAGGGAGACGATGATGATCCTGAAGAAGAGTACAAAGACCTCTATGACGACTATGATGAGACAGACAAGCCGGTAAAAAGGGCTATATTGGCATGATGATCTTCGTTCAATTATTGAACAAAGGGTGAGAAAATGGCAGGAGAATTTGAATATCCAATAGGTGGTGCACAACCTGGACACTCTCCAATGATCGTGGAGACGACGGGTCCTGGCTCTATTGTATCTGTCACAGATGCTGGTGGGCATGCACTTAATGTACAAGCCACTGGCGAAGCGGACATGAATATAAAGCAGTATGCCAGCGCTGCTGTTGGGGCTGGAAATGCTGTTCATGTGCAGCCAGGTACAGGCGCAGAGTTTACTATTACTCCGAAGGCTACTGCAGAATTTACCATTACTCCAAAAGCAGCCTCTGAATTTACAGTATCCCCAAAAGCAGCTGCTGAATTCATTGTCCAGATGAAGGCATACCGCTCGAGTGACAGCACTTACCAACCTGTTCGTCTGGATCAAGCTACACATGCCCTTAAGGCTGTTGACTACGCCCATAGTGAAATTCATAAAGGCGCCCACTTTATGGCTCACTACTACGCAACAGGCAAGAACGATGGGGAGACTATCAACATATACCTCAAGACGCCTAACACCACAAAGTGGGGACATATGGTGATGCAGTGGTCAGCTTCCGGCGCTGCTTTTGGGCGTATAAGAGAAGCCCCTACGGTAACAAGCAACACAGGGACAAATGGACAAGCTATAAATAATAACAATAGAAACGTAGCAACAGCATCCGATATGGTAGATAATGCCACGTCTCCAGCGGCTGGAAAGTTTGGCGTAGACGTAACAATCACAGCAGCTGGTACTATCATCTATGAGGAATACGCAGGAGCTGCAAAGAACCAAGGCGGTATAGGCCGCAATGATGAAGAGATCATCCTTGATCAAAATGCTGCCTATGTCTTCGAAGTCGAAAGTGACGCAGCAGGACTTACTCTTAGCATGAACCTTTTATGGTACGAACATACTAACGAAGCATAGGAGACAAAGATGCCAACTATTATAGACACAGACGTAGGATCGAGAAACATCTCCCTGGATGCAAACATAGAGTATAAGTATCCAGGCACTCTTGATCTCCGTCCCACAGCGAAGATGCATGCTAAGCTTGTCGACTTGGTCTATCAACGAACTCGAGAGAGTTCCAACGATATGAAGAAGCGATACAAGTCCTGGAGCGAAGTTGATAAGTCCCTATCGGCCTACATAAAGGCCGATGATGCTGAGCTGAAGGTGAAGGAAAATGATGAAAGAAAGCCTATCTCTATCGTTGTCCCTTACAGCTATGCAGCAATGGAGACTATCCTCACGTACTTCGTAAGTGCCTTCCTCGAATCTCCAATCTTCCGCTATGAGGGGCAGTCTCCTGAAGATATCATTGGAGCAATCCTTTTGGAAAAGGTAGTCGAGAATCATACGCAGAACTTCAAGGTTGCTCTCAACTTACATACCATGTTTCGAGACTGCTTATCCTATGGTATGGGAATCACAACTCCATCATGGGAGAGGAAGTGGGGCTTCAAGACAGTCTCTCAGCCTGATGGCTACTTCTCTGCAATCTTCGGAAAATTCCTTGGTAATGGGAGGATGAAGAAAGTACAGGAAGAAACAGTCTTATATGAGGGCAATCAGTTGGAGAACATTGATCCTTATAAGTTCTTCCCAGATCCCAACGTCTCTATCCATGATATACAGAAGGGCGAATTCGTAGGCTGGTTGAAGTCAACCAACTACATGCGCCTCCTCGAGATGGAGCAGAATGATGATACTATATTCAACGTAAAGTACCTTAAGGATATAGGCACAGCAGGCTCTTCCATCTTCAACTTCTCCAAGTCCGAATCTGGAAGGAGTGAACGTTACGGGGCTTCACATAATCCTGCTGCTTCTACAACAACGCCCATCGATGTAGTCTGGATGTATGTGAACTTGATCCCTAAGGACTATGGTTTGAGCAAGAGGGACTATCCAGAGAAGTGGCTCTTTGGTATGGCTTCGGATAAGATCATCATTTGTGCAAAGCCTATGAACCTCAATCATAATATGTTCCCTGTCTCTGTTGCCGCACCGGACTTTGATGGGTATAGTACAACGCCCATCTCTCGCCTTGAGCTCCTCGGTGGTCTACAGACCACTCTGGACTGGATGTTCAATAGCCATGTGGCGAACGTGAGGAAGGCCATAAACGATATGCTTATAGTCGATCCTTCCCTCATCAATATGCGGGACCTCGAAGATCCTCGTCCTGGAAAACTTATTCGTATGAGAAGAAGTGCCTGGGGACGTGGAGTGGACCAGGCAGTCAAACAGCTTCTTGTCAATGATATAACAAGGAGTCATATAGGCGACTCTTCCTATATCATGGACATTATACAGCGTACAAGTGGTGCTGTAGATTCCCTCTCTGGAATGATTCGACAGAGTGGGGAGCGTGTAACAGCGCAGGAGAGTCAAAGTACAAGAAGTAGTGCCCTCTCTCGTTTGACAAAGGCGGCTAAGGTCGTAAGCATCCAGGCTATGTTTGATATTGCCTATATGTTTGCCGTTCACACTCAGCAACTTATGGAACAGGACCTATATATCAAGATCGCTGGGGAACAACAGCAACTCCTTATGCAAGAATATGGGCAAGGGACGGTGAGGAAGAAGGTTACACCCTATGACCTCCTCATAAACATGGATGTTGTTATCAAGGATGGTTCTATAAACAGTGGTCAGTACGCTGAAAGTTGGGTACAACTATATCAGATAATGTCCAATCAGCCTATGCTCTTTCAAAACTTCGATATGGTTCGTATCTTTAAGCATGTTGCAAGGTTGATGGGCGCAAAGGATGTAAATGACTTCATCCTTCAGCATGGCGCAGTTCCTATGGTCGACGTAAAGACCATGAACCAAGCGGCTATTGATGGCCAAGTACAGCAGGGGAACATGGTCCCTATGCAGCAGGCAGGAGCATAATATGGAACAAGCATATTTTAGGTCAGACCTAGAAAATCTGACAAGAAATCCAGTATGGAAGGAGCTGAAAGCAAGTGCCGCCGAACTCATAGCAGGCCTCGAACAGGATCTTCGAACGCTCGATCCCTTTACACAGCCCTCGGAAATGGCAAGAAAGCAGGGTATCATACAAGGGATTGAAAACTATTTTGATGGTTGGATAGCAGATATAAAGAAAGACATTGAAGAATACGAAGAGGAGACACGAAATGGAAGTAAATGAAGCAATAAAGAAGGACATTGACGACATCCTGGAGGGCTTCCAAGCTCCTGCACCGGCAGAAGAGGTGAAGGAAGAGCCCCTTGAGGAAAAGGCAGAAGAGAAGGTTGAGGAAACGCCTATCGAAAAGGCAGAAGAGCAGCCTGCCGAGAAGAAGGAGGAGAAAAGTGAGCAGAAAGGGCAAGAACGGGCAGAGGAAGAAGCAGGAGAACAAAGCGCAGAAGCCTCCGAACAGCGGAAAGAAGAAGGGGAAGTAGCAGCGCCTGACCCGCTGGCAGAGAAAGAGAAGGAGATTGCCGAACTTCGTATGCAACTTCAGCAGTTTGCAGAGAAGGTAACGGCCCCTGCGCCTGTGAAGGAGAAGACTCCTGAGGAAACAGCCGCAGAAGTGGAAGCGGCGAAGAAGGTAGTCCTTCCCTTCATACAGAACGAGGAGATCTTTGATGAGGTCTTCAAGAACCATCAAAACTTCAACGCACTCTTAACTGCGGTTGTAAATACCGCAAGGGAACAGGCGCTTCGTGCTCTTCCTCAAGTAGCCATGCGCCTGGTGGACCAGCAACTCACGCTCAAGATGGCGGCACAGGAGTTCTTCTCCCATAATGAAGACCTCCTCCCCTATCGTCAGTTCCTTGGAACAGTGGCAAATGAGATAGAGAGTCAGCATCCTGACTATACAGTTCAACAGATCTTTGAAGAAACAGAGAAGGAGGGACGAAAACGCCTGAGGTTAGTAAGAACGCAAGGAGCACCTGGGGCAACAATAACTGAAGACAGAGGAGGAAATCCTCCGGAGAAGAAACCTGGCTTTGTACCTGGATCACCGGGCGGAAGGCGCTCAGCGCATAGCCCGCTTACAGGTCAAGATAAAGAAATTGCCGACCTTATTGAGGATTAGTAAGGTCAGGGAGGAGTAAAGAAAATGGCGGGACTTGATAAGTGGTTATACAACTTCGCAAGGCGCCGAAAGGTACCTTGGATCGGTCTCACGGGGGAAACGGATACTGTAGGGGCAACAAGCGTGAGCGTTCTCTTGAAGGACGTTGACGATCGGCCTATTGTATGCAGTGGTACCTCTGTGCCAACTGGCGCGGGATATGCGAAGGGCTGCATATTCATCAAGACAAATGCAAGCACTGGAGTGAAGAGCCTATATGAAAACATAGGCACAACGTCAGCGGCCAGCTTTAATCTCATCGGGGATGTTACCGCTGCGGAGATCGCTCTGGCAGAGGGGAGTATTCTCATTGGAAATAGCTCTGGAGTTTCAACAGCGTTGTCAGCCAAGACCTCTGGGCGCATCATCGTAGGTGACGGAACAACAGCGGCATCTGTCGCAGTAACTGGAGATATTACCATCACTTCTGCCGGCGTTACAGCAATCGGCGCAAAGAAAGCAACGGCTGGAATTA